TCCTCAAAATCACCATTAAGTACTAATTCAGGGTCAGTAATACTCTGCATATCTTGTACTAAACCATCAGAGTTTATTCTTGTAGCACTACTTGCTCTATCGAAATCAAAGTCTGATGATACATCTACTACTGATACGTTGTCGTAATAAATTGGCTTTGTATCATTTGCTAATCTGCTTAAAGAAACATAAGTAGTAGTTGCAGTAGCAGTATAATAAAAATTAAAAGAACCACTAAGACTTGTTGATGTAGTATAAGTAGCACCACTACCATTAGCATTATTACTAAATCCTACTAAAACATTACTACTGTCAGGATTTTCAAAATTTAAAGAAAGTATATAGGTGTGACCGACTATCGTTGTTATGCCTTGTGTTGCTCTACCACTATTAGAACTACTAGGAGTAACTAATAATTTACCATCACTTAAACTAAGTACACCATCATTATATCCTGTCCATAAATCAACATCTGATTGAGTTGTAAATGTTCCACCACTTACAAGTTCATCACCTGTATAAGTCTTTACAGAGTGTACCCTTGCATCACTTGTTGCAGTAGGAGTAAGTAGTATAGTAGCGTCATCTAATATACCTGCTTTGTCTATATCGGATATTATATTTCTTGTATCTATTAAATTTTCACTATAAGTACCTCTAATAGATAACTTTTGTATTAAACGACCTATTGTATCGCTATATAATTTTCTACCTACGCTTAATGCTGAACCTAATCTAAACATAAATTAGTTTTGATAGCCTACTGCTACTCCACTTGTAAGTGTAATTGCAGTAATGTTCATAAATAAAACTGTACCAGCTGGTATAGTAGTTTGTAAAGCACTAGGGTTATCACTAGAACCATCTAAATTAGAAACAGTTATTGCACTTATTACACTTTCTGTAACAAATTGTATAGCGTAAAAATCTACGCTTGATACTGCTGAACTATTTATAATATAGGTAGTTCCTTTTTTACCTAATTGCTCGTTTAATAAATCTGTTGTATTTTTTACTGCCATTTTAAATGCTTAAATAAGTTGTGTTACTATTTGTTGTGTTTTTATTACTTGTCGGTGTATATTGAGTATATGACACTTCTGTTATTGCTTCGTTAGATACATACGCTTTGCCCTTTTCTACTACTAAACTATCAGTTAAAGAAGCATCACCATCATTACCAAAACCTAAATCTGTTACCTCATAAATGGTATAAGTATAAAAACCATCGTGATTAGGTAAACTGTTAGGTGGTGAACCTACTGCATCGTTAAAAGCAAAGTTAGAATATCTATTGTAATGTGTCATTGAACCATAAGTATAGTATTCTTCTTTAGTCATATCATTAACTAACTTCATATAATAGTAAACAGTAGTGCCACTATCATTAACTCTCTTTTCTTTAAGTGTTACAGGTATGTTGTTAGTTTCGCCTTTAACTATGTGTATCATAATATAAAATATAAATAACTCTGTTTTATTTACAATTAGTCAAAAAAAAAGTGGGAAAAACCCACCTTTTTCTTAAATTATATTGATAATTATGATACAGTTACAGTAAATGCAGCGTTATCAAATGGTTCATCAGTATAGTCAGCAACTACTAAAGCTGGGCTATCTTCCATACCTACGAAAGTTAAATCGTAACCGTTCATATCACCAAAGGCTACACCACTACTAGCAGTACCTGTGGTAAGTTCCATACCATTAGTAACACCTAAACCAAAGATAACTCTTTTGCCACTAGAATTGATAGCGTTTGTTTCAACAAATACCAATAATCTATTTTGTGCTAAAAGTTTTATTTCGTTTTGGTCTGCTACACTTAGTTTGTGTAGTTTTACATTGACTGATGGCTCATAAAATACAGTTCCATTTTCTGCACTAGCAGTTACTGTTTCGGTAAATGAAGCAGTACCCCTTACTACGTTGTATTTAAACAAGTCCGTAGTAATATCTAAATCAGAAATAGAACCTGAACTATGAGTAACAGTAGCATCTTCTAATTGACAAAAGTAAACTGCTCTAACACCACCTATGATGTCTTTACAATCTAAACTTCTACCTGTTGTTAATTCACAAGCCATATTCTTTGTGTTTTATTAGTTAAGGGGGGCTATTAACCCCCCTGTACTTATTTTAATTATGATTGGTGAGTAATGTCTGCACCTACACCGTGCTGAACTCCACCTGTAAACTTAGCTACAACTCTGATGTTATCAGAACCATCTAAGTCAGCCATATCTAACATTCTGATTTCAGAGTGGTCAGAAATTAAATCTGTACCAAAGAATAAGTTAGATTTTTGAGCAGCTACCATTTGGTTGTCAGGTAAACCTTGACAAACTGCAATTTTAACACCCTCAAATTCAGGAGTGTATTGCCCCATATGATTGAAAGGGAAAGCACTTAAAGCTGAAATAGCAGAAATGTAAAAACGGTAAGTTTTAGGGTTCATATAAATATATAAATCCTCTTTAGTGTAAACTTGTGCTGGTACGGCAGCAACTAAGTCTTGTAATTCACCGATAATGTTTGAAGCAGTATAAGCACCAGCAGCACTATCAGTACCAACAGTACCGTCATTAGCAAAGTAACCTGTTGAAGCAGTCAAGAAGCCCTCAAACTGTCCAGCAGTAGCCTCTGCACCACTCCATATAGAGCTTTCTACTGCATCAGCAATAGTACCACTAAGGTAAGACATAACAAAAGCAGTAAAATCGCCTGACATATCTCTATTGTGAGCACCAGCTCTCATTTGAGCAGCTTGCCAATCAGCAAGTAGGTCTTTTTTACACAAATCAACATTAATTTGCAATTCTTTTGGGTTAAGTACTCTTTCAGTTAAAGTAAGTGTACCAGCATCAGAAAAATCACAAGATGCGTTAGCTACCAAAGAAGCACCAGCAACTTTAGTAATGTTTCTTTTAAATTTAACATTCTCTAATACAGTTAAGTATTCAAGTGATGTAGCTGATTTTAACGCAGCAGCAATATACTGTCCAGCGTGTTCACCAGCATAATTTGAAGTAATTGAAAATCCCATTTTCTTATTATTTATTTAGGTTATACATATATTTTTCTTGAGCAGATAACTTCATATATTCTGCTTTACTCAATTCAATTCTAGGTGAATTAGAAGCAAATTTGTGCGACTTTACAGGCTCTGCACTAGGCTCGCTACCTAATTCTTCAACTTGCTTAGATAATTCAAGGTTTTCGTTTTGCAAATCAACAATATTTTCGTCTTTAGCTAAGTTTTCACCTCTTAGTTCATCTAATTCAGCTTTGATAGTTTTAATTTCGTTAGTTACGTTTTCTAGTAATTCTCTTACTACGTTACCAACTTCTTCAAGCATAGTTTCATCATTAGAAGTTTCTTCTTNCATTTCAACTTCTTCTTCTTCTTCTTGCTCTACTTCTTCTTCTTTAGCAGATACTTCTAATACTACACCGTTTTCGTCAGTAGAAAANTCTGTACCATCTTCTAATGAGTAAGTACCTTGTGGCATTGGAGTTTGTTCACCATCTTCTGATAAGATGTTAAGTACTACACCCTCTGCTAATTCATCAGCTTCTGATACGATAATAGTACCATCTACTAACTTAGCTTCGTAAGCTAATTTTACTTCTTGTTCTTCGGTATCTATACCTAAAGCAACTTTTATTCTTTCTTTTAAATCCATTTTTAAAATATATTATACATTGATTTTATTTTACTAGCTATTTTACTAGCTTCTTTGATACCAGCTTCTGCACTAGCTATTTTATTTATAAATGTTTTAGGTAAATCAATACCTAAATCTTTTGCTTGTGCTTTAGCTTTATCGCCTAATTTAATAGCTTTAGAATAATCATCTTCTATTTTTTTATAAGCTACTTCGGCTTTTCTTAAATCATCTATAAGGCTAGTTCCTATTTTTGTATCTTTATCTAAAGCAGAATTAAATGCTTTATCGAAATCATCTACTATACCCAACTCAACTTTTTCAGTTTTCTTAAATTTTCTAAGTTCGTTGTAAAATTTATTCTCCATAATATAAAATATAATTAATGTTGTTTTGTTTTATTTTCGCCTTTTAATTCTTCATCGTAAGCCATTAAACCTAATAAGTCTGCTAAGGCTAATAGTATTTCATTATCAGTAGGTTCTTGCTCTACACTTAGCTTTTCCATCTTATCGACAAAATAACCCTCTATACTTAAACCTTTTAGTTCGCCACTCTTGATACGTTGCCATACTTCATCGTTGTTTACTCGCATAGATACAAACCAAGTACCTTTAGGCAATTCATAGCCA